CCTTCGCAAATTGCGATTAAGAAACTCCGTCTGTATTTTGTTTCGTAGGATACTTGCTCATCACCACCACCTTTGCCTCCACTGGCTTTGTGTTTTATTTGATATGGTATTAAATCACCCATCCAGATTACATTGCCAGCAACGGGTCTTGTGCCATATGCAATTGGTATTGAAATGCCAGTAGCACTTTTTTGAACAGGGTAATCGTGAACAGGAGGCATTTCTGACTCATATTCAGTTGGGAATATTTGATTGCCTAAGAAACTGCCAGCCAAAAATCCCACTTGCATACCAACAGGACCACCAACTATACCACCTATAATAGCCCCACCAATAGCAATACCTAATTTACCCCATGAAGACATTTAATTTATCCTCATTCAATCTATAAAAACCTGCAATTCTTTTTGTCCAACGTGAGTTTATCAAACTGCTTATTACACATTTTCTACTTGTCATGTAGCAATGTATAAATAAATCATGCTCAATCACTACTCCAATATGAGCGATACATCTTCCTATATAGAATAATACCAAATCACCAATATCTGGTTCCTCAATTCTATCAGCTATTTTCACTACCTCTTCCATAATATAATTATCTGCTCCAGCATGTAAATTCCAATCTAATGGATAGTTTCGGAGTTTATAGTTCTTAAAATATCCCATTTCTTTAAGAACACCAATAACCAAACCTGTACAATCGCAACCATTACGAGTAGTACCTCTATGTTCATATTTTACTCCAAGGTTCTTCCATTCCTTAGCGATACTACATAATCGTATCCTCAACTTTTCGGACATGTAGAAAACCTCTATATGTATCAGCATTGTTAAATCTTGTATGACAAGTTACTCCACGTAAATCACAACCAGGATATAAATTATAATTATCACCTGACTGTATTGCAGTGACAAACGGCCAAAGAACAGTAATAATACCATCTGAGTCTAATGCTATTGGGCGTTTTTGACCACTATTATCACCAGAAGTCATTTCAAGCTCACCTAATTCATAAAGATATACATGAGGTAATGGTGAACCATTTACAACTATAGAATTACCACCAGCAGGAGGCGATATTGATGGATGATCTCCAGGTACATAAATAGGAGAACCTACCGATGATAAATCGTTTGAACCAACATCATCTAACCCATCATTAAGCAATGGCCAATAAGCTACAAGATTTGTAATATCTTGTGGACTCGTACCTCCTGCAAGCAAAGCAACATCAGCGTCACTTAAAACAGCGTTATATACTGCTATTTCTGCTATATAACTTTCTGTACCGTCTGCTCCCCAAGTACCAATTGGACTATTTCTTCTCCTACGGCCTATGACCAATTCAGAAGGTGTTCCTGCTCTATTGTCAGCGTTATTTCCTTTACTGCCTCCATCAATAAAAACGGCACGTAGTACATTACTTGTAAAAACACCACAAGCATGATACCAAGTGTTAGCTGTAAATCCAGTAGATGTTGCAGCTACGCCATAAGCAGAACCATTATAATTGTATGCTCTTACTGGATCATTTGCTACATTACCACTGGCACTGAGACATCCTAATATTTGATATCCTGCTATATCAGGAGTATCAACAGCGACAATAATCCTATTAGTTACAATATCATGTATCTTGAACCAAGCAGAAATTGTGAACGGTTCTGCTGTCACCGGCTCAGCAAGAGTATATAAATGGTCTAAAGCATTTGGCAACTTAACAGACATTTAATTTTCCTTAATTTGATAGTGTTTCATCGTCATCAAAGTTTGCTGGATCAGACAACTCTACATACCAGATGTAACCACTTGTTGCAGTGAGATAGACTATTTGCACAACAACAGCGGTGTAACCATTATCACCACCAGTTATTGTGTCCCCTCTCTCAATTGGGTTGCTTGAATCACCACCATCAAAAGCTACTAAATAAACAGATCCTCTATTACTATCTGTTAGGGTTGTACGACTCCCATCTGTTGCTGTTCCAGCATAAGCATAGTTTGCTCTTGTCAAACCACACAAACTATCAAACAGATTATAATTGCAACTTTCTTCAAACACAAATCTTGGAATTTGAACGTTCAGGTTGGCAAATTTTGACTTTGCTGACAGATTCAAGATTTGTCTATTAAAATCAACATCAAGAAATCCGGTAAATACAATGAATTCCTCATCAGCAGCATAACTGGTATCCCATCTAATCCTTTTAATGGTCAGTTTTGCCCTCTCAAGCACATCATTATTAACTTCACTACTTATGTCAGTACTAATATTGGAGAGAGCAATTGCAACTTCACCAACTTCAAAATTAGTAGTGAATGTCACTTCATTCCGTTGCATAACTATTGGTTGATAAACATTATTCGCAGCATCCCAAGTTATGGATTGATTGTGTGTCGTGTATCTATAAGTAGTACCATCAGCCAATTCCAAAATATATAATTCGGCAATCCTGATTGTGCCCAATACAATGGCTGCTTGAAATGCTGCTGACATAGACCTCATTCTATCACCTCAACTATTGGAAAGTCACCTATGTTCCAAATATCCTTCCATAGCATAGATTCATCATAATCATCCGTCTCAGACCTAACTGGATAATAAAAACGATAATTAGCAGTAAGCACTTTCCCAGCACCAGGGGCGGCTCCAAACGTTACAATCCCTGTATCGTCATCAAGTGTATAATCAACTCCTTCTGTTTTCGTTACACTGTCAATCTTAATAATGGGTGGAAAAATAGTCCCCGGCTGAATTCTCGTTTTGTTTTCATTCCATGTTTCAGCTTCATCACCATAATAAGTTTTGATAAGTTGAAAATTTACTTGGGCTGCTATTGCCGTAATGCTACATTCTGATAAAGCACACTCGTAATCATAAGGATATTCAAATAGAAAAACACGGTATGCACCATGGGCTCTACTACGTAATTCAAGTAATTTATCCCTATATTCTTGAAGAAATGTGTTATAAGGCAATATCCAATGGCGTTTTGGTCTGGACCAAATTTGGTTTCTTTGCTCTTTGCCAGTATCATAATCAACTATATCTGTAGACCATTCTTCTCTATATCTCAAATCATGTCCAAACAATCTACCAACAAAAGTGTTTATTACTTCCATCCTTTATTCCTTCTTAGTGGATGATTTCCGTCCATTGTAGTTTGTAACATAGTAGCAATAGTTTTCTTATTCCTATCCAGAAATTGATAAGTCCCAGCGGCATCAATTGCACTTACATTCATATTAAAAGTGACTGAACTCCGTCGTGTTTCAACTTCTCCTTCTGTTCCTGAAAATCTCTCTCCTTCATGTACAACAGCTAATCCTGTTTTCTTGACTTCGCCTCCATGTTGTAGTGTAGGGGCTGTTCCCATTCCAGCACCAGCACCACTAGCAGCACCAAACAAACTTGGGAGAAAAGCTCCAAGAGTACGTGCCATCAATCCTTTAGCTGTTATACGAGCCATATCCATCATAATAGATTCAGCTAAAGCATTAAAATCGGCTTTGCCTTTTACAACTAAGTTTGCTAAAGTGTCTGACATACCATCTAATGCACGGGTAGAAGCTTCAGCTATTCTGTTCCAAATATCTTTGGCAGAAGAAGCCCATTCTTTCATTTTCTTCTTAGCTTCATCAAGAGCGAATGAATGGTTTTCAACAGGTTCTACTAATGCCTTTTTCATTGGTTCTTGCATTTCTTCGGTAACAGTTTTAATTTCTTCAAATCCAGTTTTGATTTCCTCAAGTCTGTTCTTCAATTTATTTGTACTTTCAGATATACTAACTCCTCCTTCCTTCATTATACTTTTAACGTTTCTCATAGTCGCTTCACTTATCTGTTTAAGCTCTCTGCTCATGCCAGGAGCCGCCCCTACTGGTTTAGCTTTGAAATGCTCTGGTTTTATTGCACCTGTTTTTCTTGCCCATTCCCCATATTTCTCACCCATTACAAGCATATCAATCTTTTGTATAACACCTGCTATTCCTTTAGCTACCGTTCTTGCAAATGAATCTGCAAAAGCTCTACCTGCCAATGCAGCACCTTCCTTGACGATCACCACAAGTGAATTGATAAAACCTTTAGCCAACTCAAGCACAACTTTGAAAGCTACATTTATTCCTGCTTTCCAATCTTTATTTAGATATTTGATAAAGTCCACAAAAACATCTTTGGCAAATCCAATATAAGCAGCAGCAGTCTCGGCCCAACGTCTGATCCTTTCTTGATTTCTTTCTGCCCATTCTTTCATTGCTTTGGCTGTGTCTCTTATTCCAGGCAAGAAAGCACCACCAATGACTTCGGCAACGTCACCAATAGCGTTCCACATTTGTCTTAAAACTCCAGAAGTGGTTTTCGCTCTTTCTTCTGCAAGAGCAAAACCTTTTGCAGCAAATTCAGTAATAATCCTTAATTGCTCAGTTTTATCAGTAGTAGAACGCAATGCTGGAATATATCTGCGAAGCATTGTAAACTCACCTTGCTGTGCAAGAGCTATATACATTGCCATTGATTTAACGTCTCTGCCAGTTGCGGTTGCAAGACCTATCGACATTTTTGCAGCTTCTTCGAGTTTGTCTGATGTGACACCTAAACTTTTCTGAAGTTGCATCAAAGCCAAGACTTCTTCATCACCATAAATAGTAGCCTGCTGGATGCTTGCAGCAAAAGCCCTAAATCTTGTTTCAAGCTCTTTTGTATATTCACCTGAAATTCTAAGGGCTGCTGACAATAGAAATACCGCATCTTCTTGTTTCATAGCTGCTCTTGTAACAAGAGTAAAAGCTCCAGCAATAGCTAATGCTCCCCATTTAGCATAACGCACCATCTTATCGAAAGCAGCCTTGAAAGACATTGCCATTTTTTTGAAAGAAGACCCAATCTTGCTTACAGTCTTTACAACCATACTCTTTGCTCTTGCAAGTTGGGAAGACAGTTTACTATCATCAACTTTTATCTCAACTTCAGCACTTAGAAAATTCATCTTGATAACTCTCTTTCTATATTAAAGCATTGCAAAACACCCTCAAAAACTTCCTTAATATTATCAATAGGAACATACAATTTAATATCATCTAACACAGCCTTGTGGTCAAGGTCTATCAAATCACCCATAGACGATACCCTCACTTGATTACGTACAAGTGAGTATAAGTTCCAAATGATTATATTTTGTTCATCCAATTTCACATAGCATCTATCACAAGGAGGCTCTAAATCTTTTTCGTCATAAAGCCCTATGCAGATAACGCAGTCTGGCTTTCCGTATTGCCATTGGATGAATTCTCTGAGTTTTTTAGTCTTGCCTCATCAAGAGCTTTATTCGTCTCAACAAGAGTCTCTAAGGAATCCACTACAAACTTCACAAAGTCAGTGACATTCATCATCTTGACTTTGTTGTCTGTAGTACATTCCAACTGCTGACCGTCAAGACTTACTTCTCTCCAATCGACAATACAGAAATCCCACCTTAATCTCCAGGCTAATTTCTCATTGACTTTTGAATCATCAACCAGCACACCTCTAATGACTCTTTTTCTACTCTTGACGGTCAGCTTCATGTCACTTGGATCAGCACAAATCCCAATCGCTGTGGTTGCCGTTCCAAGAACCTCTAATGTCAGAGTAGCATGGGTATTCTTAACATAGAGAAGCTTGATAGCTTCCATTGTCAAAGCGTCACCAAATGCGTTCTTCTCAACTCCACCCTCATAGACGTCAATAGTCTCTCCAGTGTTATCAGTAGAACGGCTGTCATGGAACAAACAGTTTGCTTGATTTGCTCCAGTACCAAATGTCCAATCAACACCACAACTGATTTTTAACTCATCGAGAATTGTGGATAAGTCTATCCCTTTCTTGTGTTCAAGGCTGATAACGATATTGCTTTTACCTGCTAATGCTGTAGCTGATGCTGATCCCATTGTTATACTCCTTAATAAATGTTATTATATTTCTTTTCTTAGTACACTGGTTTTAGTAGACCACTAACCTTGAATGTACAAGTGAATGTACCGATACCAGATTTATCATGGTCAATAGCATCATGGTTAGTGACAGTAACGAAACTTGCTGGCGTTGTAGTATCGTCAGGCATGTAGTAAACACCATCTGTTTCACTGATATACAGATATAAGTCTGTTATCTGTGTACCAGCATCAAATCTTGTTTTGAGTAGTTGCTGGCCTGCATCTACATCTCCAATGTAGTTACCAGAAATTGTGACTTCTCCACCTTCTATTTGGGCTGGGATATGTGTAATAATCTCGTCACCAAATTCATCAACTGGTATCATTGTGCGAACACTACCTCCATAAGACCAAGTTGCCAAACCAGCAATTGTAACATTACCGATCTTGACTTTGCCTTTATATCCAGCTTTTGGAAATGACTTTGCCATAATGATCTCCTTTGTTTTTAATCTTTTTGTAACATTACACGATACGTTATGCTAAATTGCCAAACGTCTTCTGCCCTTATCAAATTCGAGTTTTCTCTTACCATACTTACTGTTATGTGATTATTAATAAACAAATCCTGAAAATCAAATGCGTCTTTCAGAAATTCGTATAGACTACAAACTTCTACTGCATTGACAGTTT